CGAGAGATTCTGCGAAATATGGGAGAGACGAAATACTATGAGCATATTCCGCATATTGTCAATCGCCTATCAGGTCAGAATGCGCCATTTATGAGCAGGGAAGACGAAGAGAATCTGCGCCATATGTTTCGTGAAATCCAGCCGGCGTTCAAGAAGCATATTCCGAAAGGTCGCAGGAACTTTTTGAGTTATGGATATATTCTGTACAAGTTCTGCGAGCTTCTGGAGATGGACGAACATTTGGCTTGCTTTCCTCTTCTCAAGAATCGTGACAAACTCTATATTCAGGATCAGGCCTGGAAGGGAATCTGCTCGGATATGCAGTGGCAGTATATACGGACAGTCTAAGATGCAAAGCGTTTTCAAAACCTACTACCGTTAAGAATCTAATTTGCCCCCCGAGAGTTAGATTCTTAACACTGGTGCTAATATAAAATTAAATATTGATACTAAATATAATGAATTCAAGTCTGCTCACCCCTACTTATGTATATGTGCCTCTTCCGGCAATAACAGACCCTCATAAGTATATTTTTTTTTGGGCGGGGGGTATTGAGAAGTATGCAGAGGATGTAAATGGTGTACAGAAAGTGCCTGGATATTTGCATAAACAAGAAAATGGAGATATTCGATTCACTGATGAGGAAAAGACAATTTACAATCTTAATAACTACCCTTTAATAGCTCCTGAATATTATGATCAGATTGAAGTAATAAAAAAAGGAGGAAAACGCAAATCACGACGCACAAAGAAACAGAGAAAGCATCGTCGCCGCACAGCCAGGCGCTAATCCTTCATATAGATGAAAAAGGGGGCTAAATAGACACTTAAAATTAGGAATACTATATTTGTATCATAACTCTGTTTATTCAAGAGGGCACTTGCAATTACAGCAAAAATAACTAAGGTGCTATCTCCTGTCAACGCATTAATTCCAACCTCTTTGGCATATCCCTTAAAAAAGTCTAACATGTTATTGGATCCTTTGGGAATTATAGTAAAGAATAGGTAGAACAAGTAGTCAAATACAAGTTGAACTCCAACACAAATGGCAGCAAATGCGGTCAAACCAACCTTTATTCCTGTTGTACTAACAATATATCTACCCAGCAACATATACAATACACCGATCAATATGTCTGCAGTCATCGCCGACAATCTATATTTTTTATACCAATCTGTCAAAGTTGTACTGTTATAATATAATTGGGTGAATGTAATAAAAATAATAAATAAATCAGCATAAATATTCGCAGTAAGAATCGGCACATACTCAAATTTGTTTGAATAATCTGTCGTAGGCTTTACATTCATTGTTTTTTCAATAATGAATGCAAGTGCAAAGAAAAGGAGGACTACGATAATTCCGTTCATTTCTATTATAAGTTAATATTAAAACTTCAACACCTTTCCGTAGAACAAGTACAGAATCACGCCAAAGACGGCCTTGGACACTACATCTAGCCCATTGTATGCGATATTCTTCTTCTCTTCGTCCAACAAATAGGCAAATCCATAACCAGACCATATCACGGCAAAAATATAGAAGACTGCGTGATTCGCAGAGGGTGCTATACAGCACATGTAAAAGGATGCAAGCATGAGGGCAAAAAACACAAATCCCAAAAATAATCCTACTTGGCGATTTATAATCTTCTCTTCGCCCAAATATCCCGATGCCAACATGCCCCAATTCAGTAGAATGAGTTGTATATATGTGAGGTATGAAGGATTCCCATTTCCCTTATAGAAGAGCATCATTACAAGAATAATTAAAGGTGTTGTGATTGACCAATCAATATACCTTATTTTAGTAAACTGCTGTAAATCAATCGTTTTTGCGTTTTTTATGGATTCGTAAAACATACTGTATACAATTCCCGCTACCAGAGATACGGTCGTTTCAATATTCATAACGTGTCGTACATTTATAAAGGGTGTCCGTAATGCCTCAATAAGTGTTAATCCCGTATATCCCATTAAGACCACATAGGAGGTCATAAAAGAGTTTTTAAGAAAGGGTGTAACAACAGTTTCACCCTTATCACCGCCAGACATTGCTACATATAGGGATATTTTATTCCCCTATATGTAGAATGCCTGGAGGCGATAAGGTTCCAAAGAAGACACGAAAGACGGTTAGGATTAAACATTTGAGCTTGAGTAGTAATAGTGATACCAAGAAACAAAAACAAAAACAGACATTAAAAAAACCAACTGGAAAATTTTGGAATAGCAGTAGCAGCAGCAGTAGCAGTAACAGTAACAGCAGTCGCAGTAGTCACAGTAGTAACAGTCGTAAGAAACTCCCTCCTACACAGATACAAAAAATCAAATTCACTGGAAGATATTGGAATCCTGTTAAGAACTTGAGTAGCAGAAGTAGCAGTCGCAGTAGCAGTAGTTATAACGTAAGTAGTGTGAGTAGTGTAAATAGTGCTCCTCGGAAACTAGTACAATCACAACGACCTCCGCATAATGCCTCGGCACCAACTCTGAAACCTACAGTTATAGTAAGTAATAGTAATAGTAATTCGCATAAGAATTTCAGGCATTTAAAAACCAGGAAATTGAAAACACCTCACAGATATGAGCGCAAGACTAAGCCCTAACAATTTCCGTTCTTATACCTGTAGCATGTCTAGAATGTTTCCGTGGGCTATTTAGGTTTAGATTTACACAAGTGAGTAATCGCGTAGATTCCTCCGTTTGAGTATGGGATATAATTATAAAATCTACAAAAGATTTTGTTGAAGACATAAGCACTTTTCACAGAATTACTCACCTTTTATACAATACACGACCGCCCTTGGGTGGTCTTCTCCTCCCGCTCAAAGAGCGGGAGGAGAACATACCTTCCCTGCCAAAGGCAGGGAAGGGGTCGTGCGCTTCCCGAAGGGCGAGAGCGCTTCTCACAGGCCCCGAGGGAATCCGACGAGGTTCGCGCCGATACCAAACGAGGCACCCTGGCGCGCCGTAACACCCATACTCGGGCTGACGGCGTCCAGGATCGCAAAAACGACCGCCGCTAGAACAGCAAGCGTCGCAATCTCATCCATCGGCAACGCCTTGCGGGGGATGAGAAGAGCCGCTGCAGCGACAACGAGACCCTCAATCAGATACTTGATGACACGGTTGATGATTTCGCCAATTCCGGAGTCCATTTCTATATTCTTAGCCCAGGAAAAAAATCGCATCTGCGATTGAATATCCAGTGCCGGTCTAAAGCTCATCCTGACAAGAATGTGAAGACACCGTACAATGGCTGCGAACAAGATTGTAGAGGATTATTTGGATGAGGACGATGCTATCAGTGGACAGAAGTATGCTCTTGTGAGTTTTATTAGCCCTGAAGCTGTGCTGGAGAAGAAGGAATTGTTCTTTTTCCAGAAGTTCCTACAGGCCTATGAGGTAGAGTGGAAGGTCAAGGGGTTGGAGGGATTCTTGGGTGAGCGCGTCACGGCCATTAACCGGGAATTGGAGGAGAAGGCGGCGGCTCTGGAGAAGGCCGGACAAGGTGAGGTGGCCGAAATCTGCCGCCGCAATCGCATCAAGATTGACGCAGTCTTTGAGGATTGTCACGCATTTATCCGTCAGAAGCAGAGGGATTTGACAAAGACAAAGATTGTAGAGGCGTGGGATGATTTCTTGTTCAAGGAGCAGGCAAAGCTGGAGGAGGAGTATCATGCGAAGAACAATTTCCAGACCTCTATTCGTGGATTCAAGGTGCGTGCCGTAGCGAGGGACGAAAAGGAGGCGGAGGTTCGGGCAAAGAAGCTTCAGGCGTCGGACAAGTATCACAATATCTTTTGTGCCGAGGTGGGCAAGTGGACGCCGTGGGATCCTAAGACGCACATGATTGAGAACCAGGAGTATGCCCAGCAGGAGCTGAATGCCCTCATGAAGGGATACAAGGAGAACGAGGACCACAAGGCGACGTTCTTTGACGAGCAGCGCAAGGCCGGTATTAAGGAATCTAAGGAGTCCAAGGAGGGAGAAGCGGGGAAGCCGAAGAAGCTGTTTGGGGTTACGCATGCGACAGAGGAGGATGCGGCTGATGCCGCTTCAGCCGCTTCTACCAACACGGTTGTTAATGCTGTTATCGCTGATGCTGCTGCTGCGGCTGTTCAGAACACCCTGTTCAGTGGCCCCGCAGACCTTGTGATGGAACGTAAGGCACAGAATGCAGCTGCAGCTGCGACAAGTACACCTGTCGTAGTCGCAGAAGCGCCCGTTAATGCCGAGTAATTATTCTAGCATAAAAGATTTATAACATATAAACTATTTTTACCATGACCCTTAAAGGAGCAAGGTAAAGATTGTATTGTGAGTAACGTATTACTCAGCGTACATACTCTCCCTCCCAAAGGGAGGGAGAGTATTTTATAATGTCCCCTGGTTAAGATTGCGGCTAAGCCGCAATCAAATGGCAGGTTGCCCACCTAGGAGAAATACCCAAGAAGATCCGCCGGCATATCAAAGATAGTCTTGCGGACACACGACTGAGACGTTCCATCGCAGAACGTTCCTTCGGGGCACGGTACTCCGTCATTATTGGGGGAGCGGCACAGATAGTCCGTATTCTTATCGGGGACATATTGCGTCTGAACGGGAACATTCGGCAGATTGTTCACAGACGCCTGGGGCGAATCCTCAAATCCACTAACCATACGCAGAGCGGGACGAATAAGGAGTGCGATAATCACAACCACCACGAGGACAATTAAAAAATAAACAAGACCGTGTCCATGTACTTTGCTACCGCGTGCCATTCTATCAAGAAGGGAAGAAAAGAACTCACACACCTGGTAATCCAATCCCTTTTTGTAGTCTTTGTTCTTCTTCGGTTTCTTGATTCATATAGCGCGCCGGCCGGACAGGGAGGTCACTGAAAGGGGGGAGAGTCGGAGGATTATCGGTCTTACAATAGCCGTTGATACACCGTTCTCCTTGACCCTGACCCGGGCAGACTCCGCCGTGGTCCTGTCCACAACTACGACTCCCGTGATCATAAATAACCATATTTGCGAATCCGTCCACAATCACAGGCTGATAATATACACATACAATCATAATAACAGCGATTGCCACGAATAAAAGTCCCATTGTGTGACGATTTGCCATTGCGTGTGATATCCCTATATGTCTGTGTCATTAAAATGTCTTCCGAACCTGAATTGCGGGACCTTTTAGTTTCCGCATCGCATCCGGGTCGTACCTATTTATCTCATCCTCGCCCTTCTCCTTCATCATTGCCGCAGAATGAGCCCAGAACTCAGGAGCGCCGATTTTGAAATCCCCGTGCATCTCCGCCTTGTACCAGAAAATAGCATCCTCCAACTTGTTGGACTGTGTATTGTTATTAATCACAAGACATTCATAGTTCTGTGTACACTGATCCATAATTTGGCAGAAGAACTCAAAGGACGGAAAGGCAGAACCATAGTTCTCAAAGATACGTTTCCGATTGGACAAATAGGGCTCCCTCAGAATAAAGACATAATCCACGTTCGTTCGGAGAGATGGCTGAATGCCGAGCGGGAACTGCATCGTAATCAGGAAAAACACTTTGAGCCAACGCCCATTCATAAACAGATAGCGAATGTTCTTGTCGTGAGTCCACGAATCATCGTACATACAGTCGTCCAGAATCAAGAACGAGCGGGGATCCAGACGACTCTGAACGCCCTTGTCCTGATCCGCCATAATCTTCTGCATAACAAGCTTCTGCCTCTTGACAAAGTTCGCCAGAATCACAGCATTGTATTCCCCGTGAATGAAAATGGGCGGAATCATCTTTTTAAAGAATCCGTTACTCTCCTCTGTTCCGGAAATGACTGTTCCGAGAGGCATATTCTGATGGTGAAAGAGCAGGTCTTTCACCAAAGTGGACTTGCCTGTTCGTCGCCGGCCAATGAAAATCGCAACCGCATCTTGAGGAATATCCTTCATTTGAAACTTCCGGAGGGCTACGCTCATCGCGCCGCCCCCACTGCTATTGCCTCCTGATGACATTTATAGGTGTGGACTTAATAAATAAAATCTACAAAGCACACGTCTGCTTCTGCGAAACAATTCATCGGGTTTAAATGTTCAGGGTTCTGAGAGAAGACACAAATGAAACGAATTTTGGAGCAAATCACAAATACTCCTTGTGTGATTTCTCCCATCTCTGAAAGGGAACGCCAAGTATTTTCCAATATTCAGCATTTACAACGGTATCATTCAGGCATTGAATCGTTCCCATCCAACACTTCTGTTCAGAAGCAGTTTCTAAGCCTTCCGCACCCCTCAACCATTACGGAATGGCTAGATACATCGGGTCAAGAGGATCCAAGGGTCTTTCGGGCTCTCATTCGCTCAAGTTCTTTGGGAGAAATAAAAGAAGCCCCCGTCTTTGTCAAGACGGTTCATCTCCTAGATCCTATTGGTCTTCTTCACGACGAATACGTGATTCCTACGCATCCTTTGCTCCCTCAAGGCGAAACAGCCTGGAAAAAGACTCTTCAGAAACTTCACAGTCAGAGCAATCAGGCCTATGTGGATGCTGTCGCAAGCTACGTAATCGGCAGTTTCAGATTCCACGGATTGACGCCTCACGGAGTTCTTTCCTATGGGTCTATGACGGGAATTGCGAATTCCTACAAATACTGTATTACGGATGAATACAGTAGTTACCGAAATTGTAGATGGTTTTGGAAAGGAATCAAGACACAAAGCGCGGCTCTTGAAGTTGTTCGTGAAAAGGAGAGTATTCTGAACAATCCAGAATACACAGAACTCATAAAAAATTATTTCACATGTCCTCCCGAATTTGAGGCAGACGAAAAGGGGGACGAGGATGAAATTCTTATACCCTGTTTGTCAGGAGACGCAGGGGACAACGACGCAGAAGAGAAGGCGAGTATTCATTCTTTCAATTTTGATGAAGATGACATCCCTGAAATGATAGAACAGATGAATCGGATTGTTCTTCCAAAAAGTACGGAATCAGAATCAGGATCGGAATCTGGATCGGAATCGGAATCAGAGTCTGATTCAGGCACCACCTGTTCGTCGGAATCCACTCAATATGACATTCATCTCAACATCAAGTCTATGCCAGTTATTCTGATTTGCCAGGAAGCCCAGGAAGGAACGATGGATGATTTGATGGAATTAGATGTTCTGGACGGTGTGGCCAAGAACACGGTCTTGTGGGAACATATGTGGACTGCGTGGTTATTCCAAGTGGTGAGCATTCTTACCTTTCTCCAAAAACAAATATGTCTGACACATAACGACCTCCATACAAATAATATTGTATGGAGAAAGACAAATGAGAAATTTCTGTATTATAGATTGGGAGATGGAACAGTTATGAAAGTGCCGACCTTTGGAAGGATTTTTAGTTTGATTGATTTTGGGAGAGCCATTTTCAAACTCAAGGGACAGCTGTGGGTTTCGGATGATCACTGGCCAGAACGGGATGCAGGTGGGCAGTATAACTTTGGCCCCTTTTATTCTATTGAACAACCGAAAATTCCTCCCAATCCCTCTTTTGATTTATGCCGACTCGCCATTTCAATGTTGGAAGGATTGTACGATGAGCGACCGAATAAAAAGAAGGGACGAGACGTTCCTGTTCTAAGCCAGGAAGGGTCGTGGAAAGTCTACGAAACGGTTTCACCGCTCTATAATTTATTGTGGAGATGGACATTGAATGATGACGGACAGACCCTGTTTGAAGACGAACAGGGGGATGAGAAATTCCCTGGGTTTGAAATGTATATTCAAATTGCACATCACGTTCACGATGCCGTGCCTCGGGAACAGTTGCGGAAACCCATTTTTGAGGGATTTCGTATGCCAAAGGGGGAAAAAATAGGGGCGTCTGTTACAGTGTATGCCATTTAAGTTATGAGAAGCG